TAAAACATACTGGATTCAGCATTTCGAACCCAAGGTGTGTCACCAATCAATCGACCGAGAAAATCTTGTGGATCATAACTACCTGCATGCCATAGCCCACCAATCTTAACTGGAATGCCTAGTAGTTCACTCATATACTTTACTTGAATTACAGTTGGGTTCCAAGCGTCGGTATAGAGAAAATAATCGCCGGCCTTAACTGTACCCGCAGCAAACAACTCTGAAATTTGTAATAGCTGCTGACTCTTATAACTGTTAGTGCCGGCAAAATTTAAGAAAGCCCCAGGCGTTGTAGCTTGTGGTACATCGCCACCCGAGATAACATGAACATCAAGTCCTGCTGCAATCATCTGATGGGGCAAATATTGTTTCCATTGAGCAGTATATCTTGTCTCAACTGCTTCTAAATCAATTAGATATACTGTCATGCTCGTTCCTTATAATAGTTACTTGACAACCACTGCATTAAGCAGATAAGTCCTTGTCCTTCATCTTTAAATTTCACTGTAATAAAACGATAGTCTTTATGTTCTGTATGTACAGATATAACATAATCTTCGTACATTTTCAAATTTTCTCTGAGAAGTAATGCCTTTAATCCTGACAGTGTTGCGTTACGATTGTGCCATTTACCCTGTTGATTTCCGATTAATGGAAAATCAACAGCTTCCCAAATTTCAGTTAACCATGGATCATTCATTCAATTCCCATATTTTTACGGATTTTTGTGGCACTGATATTGTGTATAGTTTCATCAAATACTTCTTGTTCAATCTTGTATCCAACATCCCTGCCATATGTAATGTTTACAATATTTGGAACAATTTGAATTTCATACTTGCCTTGATACAATGGATCGAGGTCTCTGCGAATAAACTTTTTAACTTGTTCAATGGCAAATGGATTAGAGCCATTCCATCCCTGGCAATCTCTAATTTGAATTACTACTTGCCCAGTTTTTTTAATAGCACGGTCAAATAAAGCTCGATGACCTTCATGCCATGGTTGCCATCTTCCCAGCATTTGAACCGTTTCTTTTTGCCAATCAAATACAGGACGACGTCGATTAGCTTTAATGTGATCCCATATAAAAGCGGCCCATTTAATGGCATTTTGTTCGGGTATACGGAAGTCATATAAGTCAGGTTCTACAAAAGCTTTGTTAGTATCTTCATACTTGCCGCGATCAATGGTATCAACCCAAATGATCCAATCTGCTTTAAAATTATTACGCATTTCAACTAACGGGGCAACAAAGTCAGCAATTACATAATCCATTGTGCTATTGTTTGCCAGTTCACGCATACGAATACTTTGACGGATACGTCCACTGTCAGTAAAGTCCCAATCGTTATACTGTTGTCGAACAACATCAGCATTAAACCAATCAACGGTATGAAATTCTGTTTCCATACGCTTTTTTAGCTCTTGAGCAAGTGTAGTTTTACCTGCTCCTGGCAATCCCATAATTAAAATTTTCATCTCGATATCCTGGCAGGAAATAAGATCAAGCAGTCTTCTTACTAAAGTGAGCAGCGTCTTCTGCCCAATGATCTACAAAACTGTCACCTCGACGATGACGCTCATACTGTACATAGCCTAGGCTACTACGCTTGTACAAGTCCTTCTCGTCAAATACATAGCCATAAGCTACGCAAAAGTTACGATAGTCGTCAAGATCATTAAACACACGGTTCACATTGCGATTCTTAATCATGTCAAATTTCCCATTTGATGTTACAGCCATTTTCATTATCTTCGCTTACTTCAATCTCTACTGCCCTGCCAGGATAACGAGTTGTAATTACTTGGTACAAGTCTTCTGCAATCATTTCGCAGCTCTTGTAATCCAGTTGTAGTGTAGCTTCATTATAAAGCTTTGTCAACCAGCGTTTAAACTGGATAAATTCAATATCTCTATCTGAATGAAATACTTCGATAGCAACACGGAAATGAAAAATGTGACGATGAGGATATCCAAGGAAGCTGACATCATACTCATCGCCAGTAGCCAACTTTGGATCATCCAAAGCGGCAGGATACTTGTGGATACCTTCACGTTCAAACTTTACCCAAATCATACTCTTACGGATATTTGGCATTCGGTCTGTTACCATCTTTTTCTTAAAAAAGCTCACTTGCTTTCCTCGTCTGTGATCATCTTATTATGCCACATTGCATAATCGTCTGTATAATTCTCAATTACAGACTGCAATTTGAAAACATCGCCAGGCGTGGGAATAACATCATGCCATTCGATGGCGCCTCGTCCAATAATAAAATTGAATGCCATCTTCAAACGCTGCCAAAAATTGAGATGCCCTTTATCTGCTTGCAACTCAAAATACAGCTCTGGTTCATCTTTTTCAGCCCAATCAAAATAGCTTACTCGGATGATATGATTGGCACCATGACACTGGCAACCAATGTAAATTGTTTCGCTCTTATCAGTTAATGTGCTCATGTTTTTATACTACTTTCTTATGCGGTTTTTGTCAAGAAATAGTTGTGTCCTTAGTATACTGATCCCAATATGTATACTTGTCCTTATCCATTAGATCATGCAGTTGATGTGTCCAGACACCTGGATTAGTTTTACCCCATGTCAGATCATCTAACTTAATTGTAGTGTTATAATTGAGCAAACTGATATATGGCAGCTTAACACTAAGCATTGGGACAAAGCGATTATGTTCGCATAAACCTGATTCTAATAGACCTTCTGCCTGCTTAACATCAAGATCTAAGGTGCACCAATATTCTTCGTCCAAACAATACTTAATAGTTTCTTCCCAAACTAACCAAGCATCAACATCATGCACATCAATATCGGGAAAGCTTTGACTAGTCCCAAAGTAGATATGCTTGACATCATGTTCTTTAGCCTTGGCAAGTATCTCTTCAACAGGCGGTGTTCCTACAACAAACAGTGTAAACATACCGTGACAAATAGTATGTTCAACTTCGTAACCTGTGAAATATACTACTTCTTTACGTTCTTTAGTATTCAGCGCCATGTGTTCCTCATGTTAGTTTAGGGCCTTTGATCCAAAATGATAGTGACTTTCTTTGACCTGACGTAACAGGCAATACTCTATGCTGTGTCCAACTTGGGAAGATAATAACTGTGCCAGGAGCATCGGGCACAGTCATTTCATGATTTAAAAAGAATTGAAACTCTCCACCTGTATAATCTTCAGTTGATATATTAACAACAACAGTGATCTTGTTATCATAAATTCGATCAGCAAGAATGAAATCATTATGCCATCCATATTCACTTTCGAAATCACTAGTATAAGTGTTTAAGTTTATGGTATCAAAATCAGTAAACGGAAGTATGTTAAAGCCAAACAAATTAGTATTTGTATGATGTGCTAGTTGCTCAAGTTTAGTTAATGACTGTTTAGCATTTTGCCAAGTGACAGAATCAACTATACATGTTTTAGATACACCTTCTGCTGGATTATCTTTACCGTCAATGGTATAATTATAGAGTTGATTGAACTCATCTATTACATCTCGATTATAAAAGTTTGGTTGTGTATAAAAATTCTGTATCATTTCAATTCCATACCAAATAGCCTCTGCTATATCCTGCCGGGCGTGTCACACCATCTTCAAATGCCTGTTGCCATTCTGTATTACGATCATAACCCCTAGTCCATAATCCGTCAACCTCCAATCCGCAATTTGTCATATATGACACTGCTGTAGTCATTGCAGTATAGAAATCTTCATTACGAGGACTTGGGCATATTATTGTACAATTCTTCCAAAGTAGATTGGAAAATGACGTTTTCACAGCAGGATGTTTCTCTGCTGCTAATACTATTGTGGCATTGTTCTTCAGGATATCTTTCGTGAATACAGTATCATCCTGCTTGAGATCGATAACAACATCATATTGCCCAGTAGGTTCCTTTGACAACTTGATATGTTCATCCCATAGATGATGGTTGCTGTTACCAACCACGGTGATAGCACCATCATAGGAATGTATTAGCATGGTCTGGAACACGATCCAGGACAGGAAACCTGATCCAAGAATCAGTAGACGCTTGTTTTCGGTGTTGTATGTGGGAAATCCTTCCATAGCAACATTGATCCCACAAGCAATGGGTTCAATGATCCACTTTGGATCGAGTTCTGGAACAACTACAAACTCAAATCTGCCAGTATTATAGTAATCGCTATATGCTGGTTCGCCGCGAGTTGCTACAAAGTCGCCAACTTTTACAGGCTCTAATCCCTGTCGATTAACCTTTGCGCCAACCTTGGTAACAATGCCTAAGCCTTCGTGCCCTTGCATATGAAGAGGCAGCGGTCCAAAGTTACCCTGCATCATATCAATATCGCTGCGACAAATACCAGTCATCACAGCTTTTACTTCAATTTCATCATCAGTGGGTTCAGGTTTATCCCAAACTGTTTCTACAAACTTGCCATCGCCTGCTGTATATAGAATTCTACTTCTCATCGTATGGTCCAATCATATTGTGTATCCAAAGATCCTGTTCTAGTTGATCTTTCCACCAGTCCTGATTACCAAAATTTTCAAATGCTGTTTGAATCATTTTACTATACGCAGATTCAGGGCATAATCCTAGTTCAAATCTACGTTCACGATCACTAAAGAATGTAATGCTCTGATCATCTCGTTCTAAACTACGCCAATCAGCAGTTAGATTGTATTGAGTTTTTCCAACAGTTAATTTAATTCTGGCGTAATCATCTACATCATATAGTCCATCAGGATTAACTGTGCCATATGCTGTATCTAGTAGATCTTCTAGTTTCCAACGTCTAACAAGTTTATAATCTAAAATATTGCTATCTTGATATGTTTTAGGATTTAACGCTGCTACCCAACTTAACAAGTGTGGCATCAAATCTCTGTTGACACCGCCAAAACTATAATGCTTGTTAGTAAACCAACTGCCGGGATTAGGTACTCGATTAAAATTAATCCAATTGATGTTAACAGTTGGACTACGATCATTCAGGGCTTTAAAGACTCCTATATCATCACGATACTGATTATTCTTAACCATAATGAACTTAGTTTCTGGACAAGAATCAACCATAATTCTCCAATCATGTGCTGATTTAACTCCAGGCTTTTCGATGAAAACAATTCGACTATGTTCTGATATGAGATAAGCAAGATTTTCATGTGTATAATTTGGGGTACAAATAAAAGTAACATCAAATCTTGGATGAACATCTAATGCCAGACCAACACTTGTAAAGTCTGCAGGACGAACATTATCTACAGTTACTACTGTGTAGTTCAATTCTTGGAGCACTTGTTTATAAATTGCTCCAATCCCCATTCCAATAACTAAAGCTTTCATGTTTATATAATAACATGAAAGCTTCGATATTACAAGTTAAAAATCTACCTTAAGACCAATTGTGCCAACTGCAGCAGTGTAATCTTTTCCCTTATCAAAACCAATAGTGGCATTTAAAAATACACCCTTATCAATTTCAGTTTTGGCAACTACTTTAATACCGCCTACTGTTTTGAAATCTTTAGTCTGAGTGACTTTAGTTTCAAAACTGATATTGTTGTCTAAATCATATTTTACACCAATATAAGGATTAACACTAGTTGATGATTTAGCAGGAATAGTTGATAGTAATGAACTACCCATCTCAACAACATTATTAATTTGACTTTGATTTACAGTAGCACCAATTAATGGTCGGAAGCCATAATAAGTGTCTGCTGTATAAACAGTTAAATCAGCATAATATGTATTCTGTTTGAACTTGGCACTGTTATATAATGCAAATAGTGGGATTGATGTTGTGCCATTATAACTGCTAGTGCCAGCACCTACTGAAGCCTTAATCCAAAAATCTTCCTGTTTGCTTAGAATATATCCAGTTACATTATAATCAGTGACATCAACTGTTGCTCCAGTTAATCCACCACTCTTTCCAGCTACATATGAGCCAGCAACACCAAATGAATTGTTTTCAACAGTCCATTGGTAACCTGCTGTTAGTCCACCTTTTGACATACTACCAGCAGTTTTGTAGTAACCTGCTGTTGGGTCTGCCCAAGCTCCATCCTTTTGACTTAATGCATCAACTAAGAATGGATTGGTATTTTTTATTTTTACAGCATCACTATATCCAGTAGAACTAACACTCTTAACAACATTATTACTAGTTTGTGTATAAGTGTCACTGTTAACAGCACTGCTGACATTTTGATAGATTGTGTTACTTACATCAACTGAGGTTCCCTGTGTCACACTAGTAACTGCGCCTGCTCCATTTTTATTTGTTGTAGTTGGAGTGTGTGTAGATACAGTAGTAATTGGAGTGGTCACCACAGTTGTGGTTGTTGCGGGATGATCTGTTATAACTGTAGTATTTTGATTGATATTTAACATCTTCCCTATTAAATTTTTAGTATAACTGATTATCGAGTTACTTGTAGTTGCCCAGTTTACAGTACTGCTTGATGTAGTAGCAACACCACTAACTGTATGAGTTGTGACAACATCAGTTGTTGTAGCAACATTTTGAACTGCTGGCTGTGTTGTATTTGAAGTTACTGCATTGTTAGTTGCAGTTGTAACCACAGGTGTGCCATTTGCAGTTGCAGTAGTTCCATCACTATAAGTTGTAACAGTAACTGGTGTTGTTGTAGTTGTAATGATAGTTGGAGTTGTTGTAGTTGAAGTTACTGTAAAGTAAGTTGTTACTACAGGATTACCATTAGCATCAACACTATTAACTAAATTAGTATTAGTCACGGTTGTTATAGTTGGTGTTCCAACTGCATTACTTGATGTTACAATTGGTGTTCCAGGAGCGGTACTTACTACGGTGGGACCACTTGCAGCATTATTAGGAGCACTACTACCGGCATTTGGAGCAATAGCACCGAATGGTGTAGTAAAGTTTAAAGTAGTTCCAACGTCCTTAGTAACAAATAAGATTGGGCTATTAGCTGTATCGCCTTGATTGAATACAGCAAAACCTAATGTGTACGTTCCATCAGCATTAGCAGTATAATTTGCTAACTGCCAGCCAGTTGCACCATAACTACCTGTTGAATAGTTACCTGTTCCTGGGCTAGTAAAACCAAGTAATGCAAATTCTTTATTGGTTCCATTAACAGTAGCAACTGTACCACCTGACTTGTTAACCAAACTGGTCATACTTCCATCATTAAATGGAACATAATCAGTTGATACATATTGCCATGCCATATGGAAAGTTTGACCATTTGTAAGTGTAATATCTTGTTTAATCCACGCAGCATTAGTAGCAGGTCCGCCTGAAGCACTAATAGCAGCAGCTAATTCTGTTTTACTGGCAGAACTTAATCCCAAATCAGCAGCCATTGCATCAAATGTGTTAATATTAGCACCACTAGTTACGGTGCTGTTAGTTGGCTGTAAGCTTGCCATATAAGTTCCTACTGGAGGTGTAACGGTCCAGCTATAACTGTTAGGAACACCAGCACCTTGTCCTTGTGTATTAAATCCAGTCATTCCAGTAACAACACTTACACCAACCCCTTGATTGGCATTATAAGTTGTGCTAGACTGTGTTCCTGTTCCGCCGCCAGCAGTCCATGGACCTAAAGTTCCAGTTGCAAAGTTAGTATTAGTAGTTGAACTTGTAATATTAGGAATAGTTGGAGTTGCTGCGGCATTTGCTTGAGCAGCAGTTTGACCGTTTGCTAGTGGTACTGTAGTTGCAGGAACATAAGCTTGTAACTGAGCAACTGTTGGATTCTGTTGTGTAACTGTAAAACTAGCACTGCCGCCGATTGGATAGCCTTGACCGGTGGTAATAAGTGTTCCCCACATGCCAGCACCGTTATAGAAGATAGCACCATTAGCAAGAGCACTGAATGTACCAGTGTTATCGATAATTCTTGCTTGAGTACCATTAGCATTATATACTGCTAAACCATATGTGCCGGGATTAGTTGTGCTGTTAAAAAATGCAATATACTGATTATTAGTAGCAATAGCAGCATAATCAGCTGCTGACATTCTAGCTGCTACTGGATTTCCAGCAGCATCAATGCTAGCGAATAGATAGTTATAACCCGAAGTATTTAAAGTTCCGTTGTTAATATACCACTGCACATCGAATATCTGTGCAGTACTGAACTTTGCGGATGTTATATCTGCATATGCAGCCGTTGAAAATAATCCCGCGATTAATACACAGGTTTTGATGAGACTTTTAATCACAATATTTCTCCAAATTGATTAAATTCATTGAAGCACTGAGATTAATTGAAGTACTGGATTATTTATTTTATTTTTTTTATAAATTGGTAAATATTAGTGAGATAACGGAGCAAATTCATGTCAACTTTTACAATAGTTCATTCCTTGTTTAAACAAGTTCATGATGAACATTGGCATACTTCTTTCGTCGATGTAATACAATACACAAAAACTAAAAATGTAGATTCTAAAGATTCATTATATATAGATAAAAATAAACAAATTGACATGGAAAATAAATGGCTTTCAGGCCCGTATAGAATATGGCAACTTACTCCTGAAGAACGTAAAGCTAATAACTTGCCTGAGAATACCACCGGTATATTTTTAAGTTGGGATCGTAGTTATCCTGACGAAGATACACTATGTTTTACTTATTATTTTGATCAAGAGCAAGAAGCACGAGATTTTTATAATTGGTACACTATCAACATGGTTAGTAGTGTACCAGAAGGTGGGATACCTAATAAGATTGAGCTATTAAATCCTGAAGGAACTGTATTACTAACAGAATTAGCAAAATAATTAATCAAACAAAGCATTGAATTGGGTACTTGCATTAACTGTTTTCTTACCAGTGTATCCACGTTGTCCTACAATGCTCATCCAAAACTTGCTATTCTCTTCGATAAGATCAAGACTCTTTTGATTATCAGCATTAGCTATAATTTCGTCTACTAAATCTCTAAACTTAGTAATGGTATGAGTCTCACGGATCAACATGCCTGGGCTATATCCAAGATCATATTGCTCATTGGCAGTAAGCACTGCATTGATATGCATCCATACGTTATGTGCCATCTGTAGAGCATAGCTAAAGCTATCCCACGATGTCTTGCCTTCTTTACCAATCATGTTAAGAGCACCCGGAGCATATGTGCAGATGTCATTAACACGCAGGTGTTTGCTTATGTGGCTATCCATAAAGTTAGGAATAATACCGTCATCACGAGCAACATCTCCATAAAGACGAGTATCAGTTGTGTATTTCTTGTTGTCAATTCCAGCAGCCATGCTGTAAGTCCATTTTTCGCCATCTTCTACCCTCAGTTGATCGTAGACGAGACCTTTAGCATTAGCCATGAATGGACTTGCACAGTCGAAGCTAATGGTGAAGTCTTCGTTATGATATTTACGCACCGCACGTTGTAGGTCAGTCAATAGACATGCCCATTCCAGCTTGCTAGTTCCTAGGAAATGCATCCAATCATGCTTGCCCTTCTCCAGTAGCCCATCGCGGATCATCTGCACGATGCGACGCAACACGAGATGTATGTCGCACATGTTCTGCCCACCCATCGCCCAACCGTTGAAGTGTGTCTGTGGATACAGCGTGGGATCATTGAAGTCCTTCATCTGATTGTACCAATCATCCGCTTCAGTATGATTCTCACCCTGTAGCACGTTTAGAAACTTGCACTTGCCTGTGCGATGTTTCATCCAGTATTCGTTATTGATACGAGTACCTTTTACAGCTTCCGCGTAAGTACTAATCCCAGTAGCCCGAGCACCAGCAGGGCTACGAGCAACCCAAGCGGGAATATCAAGAACCATACCATAATCCATATAAGCATCCATCCACTTAAGAACACCATCACGCTTAGAGTGCGCCCGAGGACAGTTAGGATCTCGCCAATCGCCTTCCCATACTCCCTTACCAATTTGGAATCCACCTGAATCTCCTAATACAAAGCTATTTGGGTCTCTGAGACGAACCATTTCTTCCTTCTCTTCAGGCCTTACATCGAGAATAGCATGACCTGCAGAGTATAGGCACCAAGGATAATAAAAGTAGCTGTTAACAGGATCAAGAAAATCTAATCCCTTAATACCATTCTGCATTGCAGGCGGAATACGATTTGCTTGAATTTTCTTACCATACTTACAGATTTGAAAACTGTAAAAGCTACTAAGTGCCGGCAAGAACACTGCTTGATCTGACTTGCGGCGTAATGCCATATTATCCTGGGTTATCATTGATGATCCTTACTTACGCTGTGCTGGTAGAATGTATTGGTACTTAATAAGTCCTGAATCTACTGTAATATCAGCAGCGCCTTCGTCACTGATTCGCATGACCTTATCTCCATAGAGATTTAAGATGCTTAGTACTCTGAGGATTGGCCAATTCCATTCCTTAGCAAGCTTACCTGTAATCCCACTTTGAAATACGAAGTTACCAGCATGGCTACTATGGTCTCCAAAGTAAAACTTCAACTCTGAACCTTCAGTCTTTGCAATAAACATCGTCTCTTCGCTGTTGGCGCCTGCTTGAAACTTAAAACGCTGATATGCTGCTGTTGTCGGAGTGAATTCAACTTCCCAGCTGACATCCTTAAACTTCTTAGATTCTAGCTTACTGTTAATAAGCTCAGTGCTCATGAAACGATAATCGTTCTTGAAGTCGCCTGCGGCATTCTCAAAATGCAATCCTGTTGGTACTGCTACACCATTCTTGTCTTGCGTTGTTACTTCAATCTTTGCCTTTTCCTTATACTCAGGAATGTTCAAGATCGTATTCAACTTAACCAAGTTAGGCATACCGAATGTACCAACAAAGTTAGGGTTAGGTGTCTTAAATTCAGCCTTAATAATTACGCTAACATCATCAGATCTAGCATCAATTGTAGTTGACTTATCATCACCAACAATCTTAATAAGATCGATGCATCCAAGTGCTTGTGTATGTTCGACGATGTCTAATAGATAATCTCTCATTGAGTCTTCCTTTTTGAATATATTTAGATTATACACTAATTTTTATGACTTATCAATAATTGCTGCAATACTACCTGTTAATTTAAATTGATTCAATTCGCCTGGTTTTTTTACAAGCATAGTTGAACAAAAACCATAATCGATAGTTTTTTTAACAAATTCATATCCCATTTCTACTAGCTTTTGTTCTAATAGATTGTAATTTATTACAGGCATCTGTTTATCTTCAAATAATCTAACCCCATCTACAGTATCATATGGGATAAAATTAAATATGAATTGCCCGCCGGGTCTAAGTTTTCGAAGAACTTCAACTGCCCAATTAATGATAAAATCGATATCTTTTACTATGAAATAATTATAGCAAAATATTAAACCAAATTGATCATTGGGCATATTTGTTAATTCAAAGTCTTTAATCTCATATTTGAATAATCGGTTAGCATTAAAAAAATCATTGAACAGTTTACCCACTTCATCGAGATTCTCCATATAATAATCGGCAATATATAAAGGTTCTCCTGCAACGGCATTAACTGTGAATTTACCATTCCCAGGAAATAATTCCAATACTGGAAATTCAAAGCTTATCAAACTCATGAATCTACTAGATAACGACTGTATTTCTTTCTCGGACATATATACCTGTTGGTAGAAATTTCTATAAGATTTAGCAGACATATTAACAGGATTCATTGATTTACTATAGTAATAACTAATCTGCTGTTGTTCTGCTTGTTTGACTGATATTAATCGATCTAACTCAGCAGAAAATTCATCAAACTTTGAAAAATCAATTGAATTTAGATCTGATCTAATTAGATCTACATTCTTTCGAATTTGGCCGATGATATTGAGTAATTCATCAGCTTTCAAGAAAACAAACTTTCATATGTTGATCCAATATTAGTTGATGAAGCAAGATTCCAATCAAGTACACCTAGTAAGTTATCTACCTTTTGTGTAATAATTGTTTCCTCCATCAATCCATTATCAAATGGCATATCTTTAAACCAATGTGGCAAACGCTGTTCATCTGTTGGATAAGCAATACTTGTCATTCCAAGTGGATTAGGTTTTAGCTTACATACAATAGCTTTCATACCATCAGTAATCTTCATACTACGATTGTCACTATGCATACGAAGCATATTATTCCAATTGATAGCTGCTCTAACATGCCCTGGCATATTAGTTTTGCCATTCTTAACTTCGAGATCTCCATAATGTGTTAGTTTATTAACACGTTTTGGCGTACCTTTCTCCCATGCTGGTCTTGCACGAAATATCTCTTTAAAGTCTTTGATCTTACCCACAACTGCATCTCTGCCGCCCCCTTCTAGTACTGTATTTAGAATATCGCTTAGAAACTCTTGTACAACTTTTGGAGTATCTGATCGTTTAAGATCAAGCCCCATAGCTTTTACTTTGCCACTCTTGCCTTCACGGTCAAGTCGCTTGCCTTCGAGATCAATGATCAATGCAGCATAACGCTTCTTAGTAATAAACAAGCTCTTACTGGCAACTAGTTCTCTGCCGCCTTTAATGATCTTTCCATTTTCTTCTGGAACATGAAAAGCTTTTTCCATAAATCCTGGAAAACTAATGTTAACCTGATCAGCAATCTTATCATATAACTGGATACAGATATCACTGTTCCATTCCATACGACCTGCTGCAACATCGTCTTTGATCACTGGCCATGCACTAAAATAAACAGAGTCAGTATCACCGTAAATTACTGTCTTGCCTACATAATCGTAATCGCCAGTTAAACATTCGTTCACCGTGGCATCCATATGACGTGCAATAACACGACCACTCAATGTAGTACTTTGTCCGATACGTCCGTCGAAAAATCTACAACCAGGATTCAAAATAGCTCCATACAAGCTATTTAGATTAATTTTCTTTACCAGCTGGCGTTTGTCCCAAAAGGCAGCTTCTTTGGCATCTTTAGCTTCTTTCTTTTTGGCTTGTAGCTCCTGCCTCTCTTTGTACCACTGCTCCAATAATCCTGGAACCACCCCTTGTCGATCCAAAGTAAACAATGTCCCGTTGGCGCTAAGACTCCATGTCTGGTTGGAGTCAAAGACCATCCTGTATATTTCTGCTGCCGAATACGTTTCACTGTTGCCATCCTCCCAGTCAATGGTGATCTCAGTGCCAATCTCTTGATTCATAACTGCGGTATATTCAATCGTGCCAAACATACCTTCCCATGCATCAGCAAATTTTCCACCATTAGTAGACATTTTGCTTTGAATATATTGATCAGTCATTATAGGACGCAATTGCCCAATAATAGTTTCAACACTCATATTCAATGCACGAATCGCAGAAGGATACAGCGAATTAATATCGATTGCGCCAATCCATTCGTGAATACCCTTCTTAGGATATGCAACATACGCACCTGCCGCTTGATTGTTATCACTATATGCTTTACGAGTAGGAACAACCATTCCTCGAGCATGAGCAGCATTAATGATAGCTTGTTCAGTAACTGCAACCGCACCCATAGTAGTTTGTAGCAACACAGTATTAGCATGAGCAAGTTCATTTGCAAGATCAATGAATCGCAACTTCTTATCTAGCTTGTCCAACAGTGCAGTATCCTGCCTGTTATACTCTAGAAACTTTTTGAAGTCATCATTGTAAAGTTGATCAAGTGATCCTTCATAAGGAATCTTACGATCATTAAGTTCATACTCGCCAATTGCATCAAGTGCATAACTATGACGCTCCTCGTAGGTATACTTACGATAAAGATTCATATAATCTAGATGTACCCTGCCGACGATATCAAAAGTCTGTCGTTCAAGACCAAACTTCTCATATGTTCGATCTTTTGGCATCTGATTCCACAAACAATATCGTCGTGTATCATCCTTGCTGAGTACTCTCGCAGTGCGATTAATCATATAGGGAATATCAAAGCCCTCACTGTTCCAGCCACTGAGGATATCTGCATCTTCGATTAGATCTAGGAATGTCAGTAATAGTTCAGACTCTTCTTCAAATAAGAAACAGTTGGGAATACTGTCACATATAGCCTGTGCTTCTTCTGCTGACAGTGTCGGCGGACGCATACACAGTGTAATCAACTGTTCTTGCCAGTTGAGATAAACGGTTACTGCTGTAACTTTGGTAAAAGGATCTTCTGGACTGCTGTATCCACGGACCTTATCAAAATCCGTCTCAATATCGAAAAATGCCACATTAAGTTCTGGGGCATCTTGACCAAGATAATTATCAGCTAGACAACGAAAGATTGGATTGATATCGCTTTCAAATAATTGTTTACCCTTAAACGCAGCCATTTCTTTACGAAAATCTTTGCTGCTACGGGTACTCACACGCTGACAAGGTTCGCCCCACAGTGTACGAAATTTGCCGTTGTCACTGGGATAATAAAATACATAACTTGCGGGATAATCATGGTAAACTCTCTTACCATCCTTACGTTCCACAACGTGGATACGTTCTTTTTCTCGGTCTAATATTGCATCGACATAAGCCATTAATTTTCAATTCCTGTATAAATATCTATGTATGCTAACGCTATTTATAGAGAGTAATTTATGAAAAAATTGACAACAGAATCGTTTATAGAAACAGCACATCAAATTCATAATTATGCATATAATTACTCTACTGTAGAGTATAAAAACATGAGGACTAAGATTGAAATAACATGCCCTGTACATGGAATTTTCTGTCAAAAACCAAAAGATCATATTCATCAAAAGCAAGGTTGTCCTAAATGCTCTCATAATTATCCTTATAGCATAGCAGACATTAGACAAAAAAGCAAAGATTTATTTGGTAGTAAATTTTTTATCGAAACATTTGAAAGCACAAAAAAACCAATGGATATTTTTTGTTGTGATCACGGTAGATTTACATTAAAAATTGCTGAAGTTCATTTTAGAAAAAATTCAAAAGGTGGATGCCCTGGATGCTGTTTGGAACAAAGATTAGAAAATCTAAAACCTGGAAACATTAGCAAGGTTGAAAAAGAATGGCTCGATAATTTAAATGTGCCTTTAAGACAATATAAATTATTAATTAATAACGAAACATTTTTAGCGGATGGGTTTGATCCGAATACTAATACAGTATATGAATGTTACGGTTCTTTTTGGCACGGTAATCCAAAAATTTACCTACCTACAAAAATAAATTCCAAGGTAGGTAAAACTTTTGGATATCTTTATGATAAAACTCTTAGAAGAGAAGAAATTATAAAAACACAATATAATTTAATAACAAAGTGGATATAATTATTCGTCTTCTTGACGAAGATTATCTGTGCTGTTTAGGATGCTTTCAATAATATCGAGATCATCACGAACACGGTCAAAGTCACGCTTCTGTGCCATCTTAATTGCTCGCTTAAGCAAACTTGGCTTAATTTCCATCTCTTCAGCAATGTGCTTAATGGTATCGTTTAGTCCTTCTGTAAGAACTTCAACTTCTGTCATTACAGTAGATGATTCACTAATAAGCTGCTTAAGCTTGGCCTTCTCTTCTGGATTAAAATTACGAGTTGTCATGTTGTTCCTCTTTTGATAATGCTTCTAAAGTCTTGTATTGATTATACGCTTCTATAAGTGCAGAGTCTTTAAGATTTTTTCGTAAGACTGTTTCGTACTGTTCCCAAGCATCTTTAAGAGTGGGGTTCTCATCTATTAGTTTTTGATTCTTGGGCAGTATGAAAAATACGTCTTTAAGAGTTGCAATAATGCCAGCCATTTCGTCTAGATCAATTTTATTGCTATCAGTTGAAAGAGTGGGGTTCTTTCCTGATATTGTCACTTCTGCTTTTATCTTAGTTGTATTAGTAACATATCCACTACTAGTAAGATACATACCTGAACTACCAGTGGTAGCCCACGTTGAAGGAAGAGATAAATTACCAGTATATGTGCTAGAACTACCGCCACCGCCTCCTGCACCAACAGTAACAACATATGGAGAAGAATTACTGTTAGTTGGATAACTATAAATGGTTTGAATATTTTTATTAGACATTAATTGGCTTGCCCTCACGCGACTTCTTATACTTTACAGCATAAGCGTCGGGAGTGCAAGAAAATTTTTGAACAAATTTATTATGCAAGTCTTTAGGTTCTATTCTAAACTTTTCACAAATACTTTGCATCAACATATTAATATGATCGTAATCTGTTTTTGGAACATGTCTTAGATTATGCTCGAGTTGATCTACTGCGGCTCTGCCCTGTTGAACATAGTTGTCCTCCATGGACTTTTCATAACGCCATCGTGATCCCATGAGACTTCGAGCACCTGGACTAATAGGATATTTGCTTTGTATCCCAACTGACATTACAGCTTCTGTTATTTCTTTAACACGCATTAGACTTTTCCATCAGTTCTTAGTTTAGGTGGCCCACTATTACTTATCTTAAATCCCCACTTAGCAGCTTGCTTCTTATCTTCTCCAGGGCCAATATCAACAGTTAATGCATTGGCCCAACGGGGATCATTGGCTTCTTCTTTATTTTTTGGAATATGTCCGCTTGCTTCTGTTATTTCCTTAACTCTCATCAGCAATGCCATTTACGAAGTGACTTGTTGATACGACTATTAGGATCTCTCTTAGTCTTAGCACCAGTGCGATGTTTCTTCATGCCTTTCATACGAGCACAGAAACTCTTGCGACGTTTAGCTGCTTTGCTGCCTTTTTTCAGCTTACTAGGTTTAGTAGTAACTGCTGTTTGCAGCTTGCTGCCAGGATGTTCTTTACGATAGCTGGCTACGCCTTTTTTATTAAGACCGCCATTCTTATTCTTACCTGACTTCTTTTGCCATGCTGCTGCTTCAAATAACTCGTCGTCGTCTACAGATTCAAAATGTTCCCAAATTTCTTCAGAATCAACTCCATAGTGTAGTGCTAGTTCTTCAACCATCTCTTCGATGATATCAAACTGTTCTTCTAAACTCAAATCTTCATCTACACTTTCATGGCGTGCCTTGGCCTTTATATTTCTATGACGTTGAGGATGACGTTTTACTTCAGTACCACATTTTGTGCAATGTAATACACCGTCCATATCATCATGCATACCAGTTTCTTGATATGTACCTTTCTTACATTTTTCGCATTTCTTACCAGTCATATCTACTGTTGAATTGCTGGCTTCTTCAACGCTTTCGTTTGGCACACAGTTATTAACACGTATGCCACCCTTCATCTTAGTACCTTCTTTATGCTTGCCAGTCCAACATTTTGGATCTAAGCGTTGTTTAGCTTCATCCATCTCATCTTTTTTAGCAATTGCTATTGCAGCTTGTTGAGCGGGATTAGCTGCTTCTAAAATAATATCTTTAACTTTCATGGCGCACCTTGACCTCTATATTTCTTAAAACTACGCTTTTTATGTTTATTCATGGAACTCAACTTAAGATTTCCAATACCTTGGCTAGTCTTCTTATTATTTTTAATTCTTTCTACTTTTGTTTCTTTAGTTACTTTACTAGCCATTCATTGAACTCCTTTATGCTGTTACTGATGTTTGTAGGTGTTGTATAACTTTTTGCTTATCTACAGGCGATAATTTTGCTATTATAGATGTTAACTGCTTATACTGTGGGCTTACTGCTGCTCTTATTACAGGAGCACGAATACCAGCAGCCTTAAAGGATGCTTTCAAGACAGCATCATCTACGCCTTGTTGTTGTAAGAATTTATAAATTGCGGTGCTGTCCATTGGATTACCAGCAGCTCTCCATGATGACATTAATTTATCAGCAGTAATTTTATTTGTTAAGTTGCCGGCTTTGATACCAATCTGTTTGGCAACTGCACCTACGGCTTTACCTGCTTGTGTTCCAGCAGCCCAATTTCCAACAGCAGCTTTTCCTTTAGCAAGTGCTTTAGTTGTTCCGCCAACAACATTACCAACAGTATCAGCCCATCCTTCTTCGATATGTTGGAATAATACTTGTACTTGTGATTCGCTTAATAGATTTGGAGCAAATTTAGTTCCTGCAAAAAGTTCCATTACTTGTGATTCAGTCAATGCTGGTTTATTAAAGCCAATGGATTCTTGTGCTCTTAGCATCTTAATAAGTGCATTAAGCTTGAAAGAATCTCCCTTAAAATCTTTTGTATCAAGTTGCCCGCTGTCAACTCCACGTTGAATGAAATCATTAATTTGTTTACCAATATCGGTCTTCAGCATTAGTTGAGAACCTGGGTTTCCTAGAATCCTATCAGGATCATGCATGGATCCTACGTATCCTTTAATGCCTCGAGTGATAAAATTCTCAAGATCAGCATCAGTCTTCATTGATTTAAGTATTGTTCCATCTTTAACAAGGGTTACTAATGTATCAGTAACTTTGCCAGATATCTTTTCCAATACTGGATTATTGGTAATTGCATGATCAATTGCTTTATTGACTAATGATCTGGCAGCAGCTTCTCTATCTGCTGTGTCCAATGGTAGTTCGTTTGGTAAGCTAAGATCTAAACGCTTGGATGCAATCTTTCTGAAATGTTCAAGATAATCTTTACCTTGATACTTTGTCATTTCATCTTCAATTTGACTTTGTACTTTAGTTAATGCATCTTGTACTCGTGGATTTTTCATAGCAGCAAGTTTGTCGTATGCTGTTTGTCCAGGAGTAGCAGCAGGAGTTTCTGGTTCAGCAGCAGATGGACCACTACTAGCGGCTTTTACTCCATCTGGAGTATCAAGATTTGCTTTACCAGCAGCAAGATCTGCTTTAGCATCAAGGCCAGGATGGCTCATACCAAAATCTGCATCATCTGGATCTACCCCTACCTTAGCAGCGGCAGCAGCAACAAACTTAGGTGCTAAAGATTTTGGATATTGAGGATGGGCATGGACAAGCTTCTGTAGTTGTGCGTTATATCTAGCGGGCCCTGTCAATTTCTCATCCTCGGGACTCCACCCATCCACTTCAACATTATCGTCGTGACTGGGCATAGCAGCAGGTGTTCCGCCACCTAAGATAGACTTAACAGCACCACCTGCCCAACGCATTATTTCAGCTGCTACAAATGTTTCTGCTGCTGCTCCCATTGCTGTTGAAAAATCTTCACCTTGTACTAGCTTATCAACAAATTTTAATGTTGCAACAATGGCAGGTTTAAGTACTGCGCCTGCTGGGCCCAATGACATATATCCAGCAACACCGCAACCAATAACAAGTGCAGAATAAAGAACTGCTTGTGCTTCTGGTGTTTCTTTAGCATATGCTCTATATCTTTCAATATAACGCATTACACCTTGATCGCCACCGGTTGCATTTTTTAATTCATTGGCAGCGGCATTAAAAGCTTGGTCAAATCCTTTAACAGGTCCAGTTTTTTTAAGTGCATCTTTAAGCCAATTATATGCTTTCTTAACGGTTATAGCAGCATCAACACCTTGGCCGATCTTAGTTCTATTTCCGCCGGTTGCAGTTACTTGTTGTTGAACTGTCTGAAAAAGTTTTTCAATTTGATCAGCAGTTAAGGCTGCTTCAGTTAATACTCGTGCAAGATCTTCGCCCAATCGCACTGTTGAATGATAAGAAGGCAACACTGTTTCATATAGTGGATGTGTTGTTTCCAACAAAATATCGTTTATACGCATTATGGGCCTCCGCCTACCATCTTCTTTCCTGGACGACCTTTATCAGTACCTTTCCAATAACCTGTAAACTTAGGACCTTGACCTTCATCTTTACCTTCACTTTGTCCTTTTACAAAGCCAATAAAAGCATCTTTTGATGTCATAAGATTCTTAATTGTTTCATGCTTTTCTACAGGACGCATAGCATCAATCTTAGCCAGTGCTGTTCTAGCAATAGAGGGTCTAATTGACAATGTACTGCCATCTTTAAATTCAATAGGCTCTGCTTTAGCAGTATCTAAATTCTTACGCAACTGTAAGATAATATTTGACTGATCTGTTGTATCTCCGCGAGGAGCAATGTACCCGCCCAATCCAGTTTTTGGATCATACTTGTTAGGCTTATACATTGTTGCTGCACGATCTGGGTCATGCCCAAACTTTGATGCTGTTCTGGCTCTCATAGTTGGTGTTGAAATGTTTGGGTTAAAACCTGCTTCTGATACACTCTCGCCATAGTCTTTACGACCAAATGAATCATCTTTATAACCAGCCATATAGTCAGCTATTTCTTTAGGATCAGTTAATTTTACTCTAACATTCTTGCCTTCTGCATTAGTTACTACTTTATGTGGATTTGGTGGACGACCATAATAACCATCTGCTATACCGCGAGCATGTGGACCATAATCTCCACTGCCTTCACTAACTTTCTTTTTTTTCTTTGTACGTGTAATAGCACCCGGTCCGCCATTTAGAAATCCATTACCAAATCCGCCAGCTGCCATGCCACCTGCACTACTTGCACCAGCACTTGCATTTTCTGCAACGATCTTCATACCTTTATGATCTTTACAATGACTGAATCCAGTATGATGCGGCGGCTTCAAACCTGTTGCAGTAAATCCTTTGCCGCATTGACTGCAATGAACTACTTTTGGTTTCTCTTCTTTTGCTTCACCGATTACAAAAAATCCCATTTTTTGTTTGCCGGCGATATCAGCTGATTTAACCATAATTGGAGTTCCAACTGGTTTTTTGTTAGGATCCATTTTTGCCATTTTTACCATGCCTGGTGTAGTTAGCGTTGGACTAGATCCTCCAGCTGGCGGAGTCGCACTTGCTTGTCCTGGTTTTGCTTGTGCAGGTGCTCCGGCTGGTTGTTGTGCTGGCGCCCCCGGTGCTTGCGGATTTTCTGTATTATCTGGATTTTCTTGTCCTGGGCCAAATGCTGCAACGGCTTCTTCTACTTCATTACCCTGCATTTCGTAATCTAAATAATGATAAACACTTTCTAAATAGTCAGCAGCCTTAGTAATTTTAGCCTGTACCCAACCTTCAAGACCTTGTTCTTCATTTATGTGTTTAAGCATCTTCTCTAATGACATGGCACATTTAGCAGCACGATATAGTTCACTGCGAGCCATTTGCACTTCATGATCAGGATGACTGTCATATTCACTTACAGGAACCTGCTGCGGAAGTATACGATTATCCATTGGCATTGCACTAGTAATTTGATCTTGTGGTAAACCAAGCTCTGTAATCTGTTGATCAATATGCTCAAGCATTGTGTTCATCTTAGCTAATAGATCGAAAACATTTTTACCTTCTGTTAATGAAGGGTTATTTAATGTACGAATTCTTTGTTCTAATGCAAATTTTTGTTTTAATAAGGTAATCTTGTCAGACATGAAGGAAATCCTGTATTTGTAATATTTAGCTTATATCAAAAGAACAACTATCACCATTTACTTCAATGATTCGTTCATTGATTGTTATATCTTTGATTTGAATAGTTGAATCATCTGACTTCAGCAGTTTAATTGTGTGTTTTCCAGGTTTTAGTGTTAGGTATACTGATTCATTTAAATCTAAATTACCAATTGGAAAGTCTCTTTCAATGATCATTATATTATCTAGATATAATCTATATTTTAAATCAAAATTTGAACGAAGTATTTTATCAATTTGTAAATCTTCCGATTCAGTTAGTATATGTTTTAGCTGATTAATTTTTCTAACTGTCAGTGATTTTATATCTTTATTCAGATCTTTTATTAACAACAATTCAATGTCGGGTTTGACAGGTAAATTTGCTAATTCAACTTCAGCTGTTCTAAGTATAAATTGGTAATTAAAATTGGGATTTTCAGTATCAACTTCGATATCAATGATTGATATTAATTTTGGCGAAGTTAGGCCTGTGTATTTTTTATTTTTCTCATACTCGAAATCAAATAAACTTGTGGTTGCAATAACTGAAACTGTACAGTTAACATTCCTGCAATACATGTTAATTTCATCTTCTGTTATTGATTTTTTGAAGATTGACATAAAGTTAATAACATCACTATCTGTGACATTGAAACCGATATTGTTCCGATTAAACAGATCTTTTGTTAGTTTGGCTGTTAATTTAACTTCCATTCAATACTTATGAAATGTTAAAAGCTCCCTGTATTTGTTTGGCTAGCCTAATACCTTTGGCACGTTCTTCTTTCTTAGAACTATTTTTTAATTTTCGAATCTTAGCTATTAGCATTCTAAGTTCTGCTTTGCTTATGTTATGATGCGGTATAACATCTGCATAATCAGCAGCAAGTTCTTTTATACTAACATGTTTTGAATTAGTACTGTTGGACTCAAAATCTTCACAAATATTATTCATAAGAGCCCAATCATGACGATTAACTAACAGGTTCATAGGAGCTACCCTCCCTTTTATTTAATCAATTTTTAAGTCAATAAATATCATCATGTTATTAGATGTCTCAAAAATCGCAGTTGTAATATATGATAATGTTACTGATGAATACGAAATAGTAAAACGTAATTTACATGATTTTACTTTGTTTGCAGTTCAATATTCAAAATACGATATTTTTATCGCAAATAACTTAACACAAACTATAAATGAATTAATAGAAAAATACAATTGGGCAGTGGTAATAGCAACAGGAAATCATATTAAAAATATATCTGCCATTGAAGATACTGTCAATCATGCTATATCTGCTAATTCTCCACTGGCTTGTCATATCTTAGATAAGGGTGGATATTTTCATTTTGACCCACAGTGGTTTGCCATTGATTTGAATGTATATAAATCAATAGGAGCACCTGCTTTTGAAGAAGATACCACTAATAAAATTGTTATCAATACACGAGAAACTATTAGGTCTTTAGACAATGTACATGATGATTATACACCCTGGTTCTTAAATCCAGGAGAGCAGGATAATGTAACATATTACAGTTGTTTCAAATTTTTTGGCACTGATATAGTTTCTGAACTGATTCGTAATCGTTATCATATTACTAATATTCCTAATATTGTTAGAAATGTTAAGACATACATATACCCAAATCAAAATGCCAATGACATATCACAGGCATTAATGGATCGAACTAATTCCACAGAATTTATGAAAAATTTACCTGTAACAAATGAATTAGTTTGGTTATTTGTTGACACTGTACAAAGCATGATTAGGAATCTCGAACAAGCTTACTTTGTATTAAACACAGAAAATATAAAACAACATAACTTAACAACAGAGTTTGATTGCTTTGTTGGAGTATGTGGCGGTATTAAACCTGTAATTTTAACAGGACAAGAAAATTTTAAAGACACTAGTAGAATATATCTAATAGATATTAGTCAAGCAGCATTGGACTGGCAAAAATATTTGATTAATCATTGGCATGGGGATATATTAGATTTNGAAGCTGTGTATAAAACTTTTCAATCATTAAACTCGCATTACTTCCCTATACTAAATGGGTCAATTGATAAAATATTAAATGAATTTTTAGCTTCTGCTAATTTGACCAGGGAAGAATTTCAATCATTATGGATAAAATATAAAAACAAAGAACATTATTTTATTAAAATGAATCTATTAGAAGACGATGCAGCTGATAAAATTATAGATATGATAACCGGGTCTTCTGCTTATATATGGACCAGTAATAGCTTTTTCATGGACTACATAATGTTTTATTATGGCAGGAACTGGTCTAAGAATAAAACGGTTGAGTTTGTACAGAAATTAATAAACAAGTCTCACAATAATATCGTACTGGAAAACTGTGGTAAAATACTTCCACTGACAGCAAGCATGGATATTGAGAATCAATTTCTCAGTTGGATGATGTTAGATAACTCTCAGTTACTATACGGTTCCAAGTAGACATAGGCCTACCGTGTACAATAATATGAAATCTGTCTTCAGTACTGGGATTATAAGCTACATGTGTATAATGGTTATTGAACAGAAAAATACTCCCAGTATCACTGAATGGAACAGTACCTAAAGTAGTTGTCAGTACACAATCAGCTGGGTTGTTCAATGAAATATTAATAGCAGTATTCAATCTTGAAGTTGCAGTATCACTGTGTGGCATTATATATCCTCCAGCACGTAACAACATAAAACGCACACGTTGATAACTTTGGTAACCAAAGTTATTCTTAAAGAAATCTACAGTAATAGGACAACGATCTTGTATCTCAGTCCAAGCATATGGCGCAGTATTGCTATTTTTATAGCCATATGCAGTTGCATCATTCGTTTGAGATGCAGACAAACCATGTATNCATAAACTGGCCCACCCTTTATTATTCTCACTATCTCTATGTTCAACAAATAGATCACGAAGACTTCGTGCTTCTTCTAACATTTGTTGNTAAAGGGGATTAAATCCTTTTATTTCCAGCCATGGAGCATGACTTTGATATTGAATCCACTCTGCAGATTCCCAATCATTATTAAATGCGGGCAATGGAGGATAGTAATAGCTTTTGTTCTTATGTCTTAGTAAGAAATCTTCAATGATCATTTTGCTAGTTTTGTTAATACATTAGCAACTTTTGGAAATGATGGATCATCGTACTTGATACCAATACCGCCTGCTGCTTTCCAAGCATTAATGTTAACTCCAAAATCATCAACTAATATGTTTGGTTCGCCATCTTTTACAGCATATTTTGACTTGTCAGCGGTCAGTACAACTTCAACAGGCATCATATCACTTAGATTTTTACGTATCCATTCCATCTTACCGGGTCTGCTACGAGGATCGTTTTCAAGTGGCTTGCTACAAATACGATATTCACCATATTGTTCAATGACTGTTTTAACTAATGCCCTTGCATGAGGTAACATGGGTAAGTCAATCCAAAATGTTGGATGATCTCTTACTAGTTGTAGTGTTTCTTCTGGATTATTAATATCTTTGTAATGCCCAACTTTAGCCAACTTTGACCATTCACCAAAGAAGTCAGCAAGCACACCATCCATATCTAAATAGACACGAGGCTTGTGATTATCTTCAACTTCTTCATACATTGAATAACGTCGTTTTAATCCTTGAACTCTAAATCCAGGTTTTGATTTATCAACAAGTAATCTTGGATGTACAGTCTTGATAAGATATACTGGATTTCCTGCAGAGTCTTCAATCTTTGCTATTGCAAGACCTAAGCCATTTTTTGGTTCTCTTGGAGGACCATTCTCGCCTTTGAGTATAAAATCTGTGTTATGTAGTTTAGCAATATCTCTGCCATTTTGTCTTACTGCTTTTTCGATGATTTCATAAATTTCTTCAACATCAACACTACGCTCGCCTTTTCTATCTAGACGTTCGATAGCATGATGTGAGATGAAGACTGGCGCACCCATTATATCGATGCCTTCTAATTCTTCGCCTCTGCTGTAATCAGTTGCTTCAGTTAGATCATAGAACTTACCATCAATTTCTTTCTTAAGATCAGCAATTGCTTCATCTTCGCTGCGACCCTTGTTGATTAAGGTTTTCACTGCACCGTCAATTATGGTCTTTGGCTTCTTGATTTTCTTAGCTTCGTTTACATTTTCATTAGCCCTGCTGAACTTGTAACGCTTTTCACCAGCTTGGAAATCTTCGTGATCTTGATCTAGTTTATAACCTGGCAAATAACGTCCTATGTTCCTTGCGATCATATCATAAAGCTTGATCCTGCCGCCTTCGCTGCTTTTACCGCCAAACTCTATGCTATCTGGTGCAAACTTCTTTACATACATGCTCACTACCGCGCCTACTGTAGCAAATATCCTGAAAGCATCACCTTTGCCAGTGACTGCGATAGTTGGTTTAGCTTGATCTGTTTCATCAAAAAAGCCAACTTCCACTGTGCCAGGATCAGCAGTTTCCTGCGTGATGCGTATCTGTATGCGTGATCCGCTATCAGTCTGTGGAATTATAGCTACAAACTTTTCAGCACGGTTTGACTGTATTATTGGTTTGTAAGGTTGATCAGCAACTTCTGTTACTGGTGTTTCAACATCCCATGGATTAATTCCAACTTGCCTATCTAATAGATTACTGCCATCTGCATTACCACCTGGACCAGCAGCAAAAGCAAACCCATCTTCATTGGCCTTCTTCTTGCCGCGGCGCATATTCAACTGCCAACGAGCTAACTGTCCTTTACGACCGTTAGCATGACTAGCTTGCTCTAATTCTGACATTGTAGCATGTTTTGGGATACCATGTCTCTGACTATCACCTGAACGTCCTGGACCTTTGCCATCGGCAAAATTCTCACCAAACTTTTTTTTCGATATATCAATATAATGTTTTAAATTCTTAGCAATATTAGACATTGCAATATCAGTAGCAGTTTCGATATCTTGATTTTTTTCAAATTCTACTTTAACACCACGACTAATTTGACGATGTACTTCAGCAGGTGTAGTTATATGATGCTGTGCAATCTCTTTAACTGAAGGAAAAACATAATAGCTTTCTTCAATACTTTCACTTAGTCCCATTGCCTTACGCAGTGTTGGATATAATTGATCTTGTACTAGTTCTGCTAATTTTGGATTAATTTTTGGTCCCAATATACTACGAACAAATGCTTCGGGATCTCCATCTGTAACATTTCTGCGAGCATTTGTAGCACTTGCTAAACGAGGGCTGATAGCGAAATCTAAAGGTTGAAAGAAAAATCCTTTGCCTATTTTCAAAGCGTCTGGATTCTTCTGACCATGTGCATTACCACTCTTAATCATCTCTCCGTAACTGGCCATGTCGTCTTCACCAGCAACAAAGGTAGCAGCATGATAGCCTTTCTTATATAACCAAGTGGCAGCAACTAATGGAGTTTTGATACTGGGATCAACTATAAGATGTCCTTTAGTTTCAGGAAATAATGCCTGTATCCACCATACTTTTTGTTCGTATGTCAGTGGATTCTTTTCATCACCAGTCTTGCTACTAACAAATAGAAACCAATCACATCCTTGCTTTTGTGCTTCTTTTTGAAGTGTTTGTATTAAAGCATGATGTCCAAAATGTGGAGGATTTAGTCGGCCAAATGTAAAGACTGCTTTTTTAACTGGTTCATCATCAAGTTCATCTATACGCATGATAAGGCCTATTCTATAGCATATTTATCTTAATGTTTGTCTATTGTTTTTTGTTCTGTTCGCCATTTTTTAGCAGAGTTTGACATTTTCTTTTTAGTTTCTATAGAATGAAATTTAGCTGTCATGAAGGAAGTTGGCAGCACTAAATTTTTGACGATCAACTGCTTTTACGGGGCCTGTTCCTGTGTGAACCAAATAACCTTCTTGTCCTAGCTCGCCTTGAATTGAACCTTGCAGAGGTGCTGGATGGCTATCAAGTAGTTTAACAATATGATCCTTAACCCGCATAATGCCAATGAATGCCTGACACAATACTTTATATCCACCTGCATTAGCTTTTAAATGTGCTGCAATATTTTGTTGCATACTGGCACTTACTTTTGCACCAGCCATCCATTCGATAAAGTCAGCCCCAAAATTACTAAAATCTCTTGCTTTGACTTTAGCATTGACATACTTTTGAAATATTTGAGGAAAGCTACTGATTTTAGCAGCAGACAATGCTGACTTATCTAATAGCTTATCAATTGCTGCACCGTTACTAGTAATAAATGTTTCTAAAGATTTTAGATCAGGCGGAATCTTTACCTTAGGAGGTACACTAAATTGATCGTCGATTACCAGCAAAGGCCCAGATGGATTTACTCCGCGTATCTTATTAATGTGCTTACCAGGTTGTCCCGGAGCAGCAAAGTAACTGTGTGCTACAATACCTGAGGTACTAGCACCAATACGCTTACCTAGATCACTTGTTACTGGTACTGTATATACAACTGTATTTGGTTGAAATACAAAGTTTTCGCCTTGCACAGCAGGACGTTGCGAATAGAGTAAATCACCAAATAACCAACCTTTGAAGCCGCCAGTCAAACTTGCTTGAAACTGTGGCCATAATGCAGTCATCATAGCAGTAAGTTCTTCTCTGCCGCCGCCTTTACGCTGAGCATAAATGTCTGCAAGTTCTTGAGGACTACGAGGAATAATTCCTTTGGCAAACATATGTTTGTCTGCCATACCAAATCCTTTTTCATCCTGCCCCCAAACAATAGCAGGTTTACCATCAGGTTTAATTGATATTGTTTCGGGGTGTGATGCCATTTGCTGTATTGATTTAATGGCTAATTTAGCACCCGTAGATCCCATGGAAATTACCATGTCTTCTGGATGCGAGATTCTAGCGTTCTCCAGACTATAGTTGCTGTCATCAGCTTCGGTAAGGAAATCTCGTGCTCGCATTTAATATTTATATCACATTACAAGTTTTCTAGCAACCACATATATGTTGGAACACTAAATGTAAATTTCCAATCGCCATTCATACCAAAGCTACGCTTACCTTCAAAAAGAGGTGGGTGATTTCCGCCGTCGCTATTGTTAGTATGATACTTGCCAAGCTTAATAGCAATATTTCCAAGATCAATGTTATCAATCAATACACCATCAATTGATAAGATTTGATCTTTAACAATGTTACCTGCGTCATCCAAAATAGTATGGCGCTTGCCAATGTTCTTTCCACGATAAGAAATAGTTAATGTATGCTCGCCTGGTTCTAGTTCACCTTTCCAAGTAACGGATTTAAATTCATTATCCGCTTCTTTTTCAAGAACTCGTCCGGCACCGATAAGTTGATCATCAATCATTACCGTAAAAGCAGGCGGATCATTATGCCACTCACTGCATAGCTTGATCTCAATTTCTACTTCTTCCTTCATGCTACATCCTTATCAATAATTTCAATATCGTCAGTATCTGACAGGTCTAGTTCAATCTTAGGCGGTTCTGTAGTTGGGTGAATTGGCCCGCCATTCGAAGCTTGATTCGTTAGTACACTCTTAAGCTCGTCGAGATCGCCTGCATACTTGTGATATCCAGTATGATCTAGCTTAATGCCAGTATCGGCAAATACCTTGCCACCCATCATACGCCAAAGATAACAGAATGTCCAATCTTCTGACAGATAATTTCCATCAGGATCAATCATTGTATCAAATAGGCCGTACATTAGTGGCTCGTACTGCTGGCCAATTCCAATGTTATCACGATACTTTAGTTCAGGATGAGCAGCAATCATCTTTTCAATAACTTCACGTCTGATCAACATAAAGCCTGTACCAAGTGTACTAACTTCTACTAGATCACCTTGCATAATAGGATTTGGTACAGTATTAATGACATAACGAATTGGAATACGCTTCATTGGGTACACGCCACCAACAATGTCCTGATTAGCACATAGTAGTCGTAGAATTGATTCAGCATCAAACCCAAGATCAGCATCAATAAACATCAAATGTGTTGCAGTTTGATTGAACAAGAACTTAGCAACTAGGTTATTGCGTCCTCTTGTGATTAAACTTTCATTAACCATAGTGTCGATGCTATAATTAATACCCATCTTTGCTGCAATGATGCTGAACTTAATCATACTGATAAAAGTTGCTTCATTGCAAACGCCATTATACATAGGTAAGCAAAAATGAATATGTGTTGTACGTAGGTAAGCTAAAATTTCGGGAGGCAAGCCGAAAGTATCTGCGTTCTGTTCTTCTGACATTGATTGAATCTCTCTATTTGTTGATGTTTGATATTTTAATTATATATTACTTTGTTTATTGTACCCGCTGTAAAATTGGTAATAGCAGCACGAACCCAAACAAAATTTCCACTAAAATTAGCAAAAGTTACTTCACTCAATGGATTAATATTATCACCTACCTGTGTGCTATCAATATCAAACCAATCAGCAGCAGTTGGAGTAGTTGCAATACTAGCTTGCATACCAATAGTTCCAACAAAACCAGTTAACTTAAAGCTAACGGTATGCAACCCATCAGTATAACCATAATAGCCATCGCCTTTATAAGCATTACTATACCAATTGGTATCCGTGCCATTGTATGGGCCATTTGCAGCACCAAAAGCTGTATTACTGATTACTACTGTTGGGATAATGCTCATTTTCGTGTTACTTCCACAAGTCTCTTTTCACCAACTAGCTGTTCGATAACTTCAATAAGCTGAGAAATTAGATCATTGTCTAGAATCATCTCAGCTTGATCTTTATCTTTTAGCAGTTCGCTAATATTGATTTCAATAGTTTCTTGATTGAGTTTAGCCATTTTTAGCTCCTGCTAGTATTTATGCGTTAGCAAGATCCTCTTTACTCTTCCGTCCACGCTTCTTCCCAGGTGCTCGCTTAAGTCCGTCGGGACGAATATCATAAGCAGCAGCTAATCGTTCTGGAGCCATGCCATCTACTTCATTAACATTTTCACACGGGATACTATACTTTCGACCGGCACGTGAAACAGTATGAAACTTAATCGTTCCTTCTTCTACAACTACTCGTTCAACTGTAAGAACAAGCTCCCTAAAAGCAGGCATATCACCCATTGCTGTAATTGGACACGTTGCAATAATCCTAGAGTTTGACCCTATAATTCCACGATTAACTAGTGCTGTTGCTAATGTTACTTTCACTTCTTTTCCTTCTCTAAAATACAAAAAACTTTTTTAATATGCCCGGGTGCGATAAAGTGAAGAATCATAATATCATCTTCACTTTTCATATAACAGTTAAAACCATTATACATAAAATTTGTGTTATGCATAATATAATCTTTTATTAATCTTTCATTCCACGCAGAAGCTATAATATTATTATCTTTGAAAGCATCTGCGATCCATTGACAAAGTTGTTCATAAATTGTTCTATCTTTATAATCAAGATCACCAAAAAAGATTTGATATCGATACTCGTTAACCTCTCGTCGAAATTTCACATCCGTTACAATACCATGTTGCTCTAATTTGGATTTATTTGAACTATACCTATCACTGGTATAATGCAGAGTAAGCAAATGCTGTAAAAACTGTGGATCATTTAAAACATGTTCAATTAGATCAGTATCAGAGGTGAAAACGGTTACTATATAACACTCTCGCCGTTTTCTAAACTCCCAACAATTGGCTTTGAATTCTTCAATCATCTTTTGATAGAAGTTATTCAAAGGCCAAGATTTTCTACCATCAATATCAAACATACTGAAATCAAATTCAAGCTTATAATTGAACTTATTATACCATGTGCCATCATATTCAACAGCAAATTTTTTATGCTGATTGATTTGACTCAGTATTTCCGGTTGACTTAGCAAGTAACAACTCCAAATTATCGCCAACGGCGCTAACTGTTATTTTAGCATGTCCTGCAATTTTGTCAAACAGTATTTTCCTTGCCAATGGTACTTTAATCTTTTCATGAATCAATCTCGACATAGGTCTTGCACCCATAGCAACATCATATCCATTTGATACTAAGTAATCCCATGCAGTTTCATCGAGTTCAAGTTCCATGGACTTATCTTGTAGCTGTAGATACATTTCCTTAATAAACTTTTCAGCAACTTTACGGATAGTTTCTTTATTAAGCTTGTTGAACTTAATAACAGCATCGAGTCTATTACGGAATTCAGGACGGAAGAACTCTTTAACAGCTTTATCATCTTCGCCAATTTTATCTAAACTACCAAAGCCAATGTTGTTACGCTCACTATCAGCAGCACCAAGATTACTTGTTAGTAACACAATAGCCTGTCGACAATCAGCTTTCTTGCCATTTGAACCCGTAACAAAGCCATCATCCATGATCTGTAGTAGAACTTGGACAACATCTGGATGTGCCTTTTCTACTTCATCAAAAAGAATAACAGCATGTGGATTCTTAGCTACTTCACTGATTAATAGTCCGCCAGCTAAGTTTGAATCTTCATATCCAACATAACCTGGAGGCGCCCCGATCAAACGACTAACTGCATGACGTTCACCATATTCACTCATATCGAATCGGATGAACTTCATACTTAGACGTTCTGAGAGTGATTTAGCAAGCTCTGTCTTACCTGTTCCTGTTGGGCCTAACAGTAA